TTCCTATCAGACTTCTGGCTAGGTGTCTGTCAAGCCAATCCGTCACTCGGCTATACAGTCCACCCAGACAATATCCGCGCCGTGTTGTCAGACCCCGAAGATATTGTGCGCACAGAAGTTTTATGCCAATGGGTTGACACCATCAATCCAGTCATTAACCCTTCTCAATGGGAATCTTGTCGAGTCGAGGGTCTCAGACTTGATCCTGAGAAGGATACGTGGCTGGCTATTGATCTCAGTCCGGATAGAAAGCAAGCGGCGCTAGTCGCTAGTCAGAAGCTCGAGGGAGATCAGTTCCAAGTCATACTTCTGCAGACTTGGCACAATCCGTCCAATCTCGACGACAAGTCTCTGGCTAATGATTTGGCGGATTGGGTGCGAAAATATCCCGTCCAGCTCGTTGCCTATTCAGCGAGAACCGCTTCAGCCGTTGCTGCGCGATTAGCACCGGCAGGAATTCGGACTGAGCCGATAGATGGTCTCGACTACGCCCAAAGCTGTGATGAGTTACTGGGAGCAATCTCATCTCAGCGGTTAGTTCACTCGGGACAAGATGAACTGACTAAACAATGCCTATCCGCTGTCAAGTTGCCTTTCGGTGACGGCGGATGGGTAATGGGCCGTAAAGTCTCAAATGCAATTATCTGTGGAGCTGTCGCATCTGCTATGGCAACTCATTACGCCACTAAATCAAATGATGGTGCGGATATAGTCATCTTGTAACACAAACCCTTTACAATAAAGGCTCAATGGGTGCTATCAGAGATTTCTTCTTTCCACAAGTAACCGCGCAAACGCCGCAGAAGGTTAGCGACGTAACCGCCGCATTGACTCCAGTTCAAATCACCGATTCCGTCTATAACATTTTGGGCGGTGCTACTAATTCAACGCGCCAATTGGCTATGAGCGTTCCTTCAGTTGCTCGCGCTAGAAATATCATCTGCGGAACTATCGGATCACTCCCATTAACAACTTTCAATCGCATTACGGGACAATATGTTGATCCGCACCGAGTTATCAATCAACCTGATCCTCGCGTTGCTGGCTTCGTAATATATAACTGGCTTGCTGAAGATATTTGGCTTTATGGAGTCGGTTATGGACAAGTATTGGAAATGTATTCAACAACCGATGGCGGTCGAGTAAGAGCTTGGACTCGCGTTAGCCCAGAGCGCGTCACAGTTGATACAGATTTCCGCAATACAGTAATTGAGTCATACAAAGTTGATGGAATGGCCGTTCCTAACTCTGGAGTCGGTTCGCTTATTCGCTTTGATGGCCCAGATGAAGGATTATTGCACCGCGCTGGTAAAACAATCAGCGCAGCTGTGTATCTTGAAAATGCAGCGGTTAATTACGCCAAAGAACCTAACCCTTCAATGATTCTTAAGAGCAACGGCACTAACCTAACTGCCGAAAGAGTTTCATCACTTCTTAGCGCTTGGCGCACTGCTCGTCAATCTCGCTCAACGGCTTTTCTTAATGCAGATGTTGATCTAAAAGAATTCGGCTTTGATCCTAAATCATTACAACTTGCCGAAGCTCGTCAATATGTGGCTTTAGAATTGGCTCGGGCTTGCGGAATCCCAGCCTACTTCTTGAGCGCCGAAACGACTTCGATGACTTACTCAAACGCTGTGTCTGAGCGGCGCTCACTAGTTGATTTCTCACTTCGCCCAATCTTGAAGGCAATTGAGGAACGCCTATCACTTCCGGACTTCGTTCCAAACCCTGTGATGGTGCGATTTGCACTTGACGACTTCTTGCGCGGCAACGCTTTGGAACGCGCTCAAGTTTATGAGATTTTGAACCGCATCGGCGCAATGAGCATCGAGCAGATTCAGAGAGAGGAAGATTTAATCCCTAATGAAAATTAAGATGCCTATGGTCGTAACTGCGGCCGATACAGTAAAGCGCACAATCAGCGGAACGATTGTCACTTGGAACGAGCAGGGTAATACCTCAGTCGGGCCAACAGTCTTCGCAGCTGATTCAATTGAGATAAAGCCTGTGAAGTTGCTCCTTGAACACGATCGCACTCGTCCAATTGGCAAATTGATGAGCCACGAAGTAACCGCCAATGGAATCGTTGCAACTTTTAAGATTGCCAACACAATGGCTGGCGAAGATGCGCTGGTTGAGGCAACCGAAGGCCTACGTGATGGATTCAGCGTTGGCGCACAAATTAACGAATGGACAAACAACAAGGGAACAATGCTTATCACCTCAGCAACCCTTGATGAAGTCTCCCTCGTAACTGATCCAGCAATTGACAGCGCTCGCGTTAGCGAAGTCGCAGCTTCCGAGAATGAAACACCAAAAGAAGATTCTGCTCCGGCAACCGCTGAAGCAGACCAACCAACCGAAGGAGAACAAGTGTCTGACACTACCGTTCCTGCTCCTGCCGACGAAACGGTAGAAGCAGCTAAGGTTGAAGCCGCTGCGCCTCGTCCAGCGTTCTTCACCGCTCCGCGCCTTGAGTTCACAAAGGCTAAATATCTCGAGAATAGCGTTCGCGCAAAGCTCGGCGATGATGCAGCTCGCCAGTACGTTATGGCAGCAGACGACACCACAAGCAACAACGCTGGTCTCGTTCCAACACGTCAATTGACTGAGGTCATCAACCCACTATCCAATGCAGATCGTCCAGCTGTTGATTCAGTATCAAGCGGCGTTCTACCAGATGCAGGAATGTCTTTCGAGATTCCTAAGCTCACCGCAGTTCCAACAGTAGGCGAAGAAGCTGAAGCAGCTGCAATTGATGAGACAGGAATGACAAACGAATTCCTTTCAGTATCCGTAAAGAAGTATGCCGGAGGACAAACTTTCTCTGTTGAACTTCTTGATCGTTCTTCACCAGCGTTCTTTGATGAACTCGTTCGTCAGATGGAATACGCATACGCAAAGGCGACTGACGTTGCAGTAATCGCTGGCCTTGTTGCTGGCGGA